GATTTTGCGTAAGTCGTTAAAAGTTTTCATGATGATTGTTTCCTGAAATGGATGATTGTTTCGGCACGGTTTTCTGCTGTTTCCTCACAATAGGCGTTGACGGCATCCCATACGAGATGACCAATGTCTTCGTAACTGTGACCTTGCTCAAGGATTTTTTTTAGTTTTTCAAACACTTGTGGCGAATCCAAACAAGCGCCTTCGTTGATTGCCTCCATAAACACGCTTGGGTCTTGAGCATTGCACTCATCCGCAAGCAGTTGTTCGACAACCTCATTCACTTCGTCTTGCTCCTCACACGCATTTTGGAACGGAGCCTCAAGCCATTTGTCGTATGCTGTCATAGTATTGTCCTTTTCATGTTTACCTGCCAGAAGTGACAGAACTATTATTTTGCCTCAGATTTTGGAGTTTTTGAAAAATGTTTGAAATTATTTTGCCTTTCCCTCCAAGCGTCAACACTTATTGGGGCTTCCAAGGCTCAAGAAGGTTTCTAACCAACAAAGCAAAAGACTTCAAAACCATTGTTTTGAGCCGCTTTATTCAGTCTGGTCACCTTGGGCTAGGCAAGGCTCGATTGTCGGTTTCAATGACCCTCCACGCTCCTGATAAACGAGTGCGCGACATTGACAACGTAGTCAAAAGCACATTGGATGCACTTTGCCAAGCAGGAGTGTTTGAAGACGATGGACAGGTTGACATTTTGCTTGTGAAACGTGGGTTGCCAATAAAAGGTGGAGAGTGTGTAGTGACTATTTCAGAAATTATTTTTGACACGGACTCAAAACTTCCAAAATCTGAGGCAAAATAATAGTTGTCGGGATAGGGGTAGCCCCTGAAAAGTTGAACCATCACCAACCCTCCCGACTCCTCCAGTGATGCCTTTGATGAGGGAACTATGTATTACTACCAATTCCATATTGGTGATTATCGAGCGGCAACTGCTCACTTAACCAACGATGAAGACTTAGCCTATCGGCGTTTGCTCGATATGTGCTACGACACGGAAAAGCCAATTCCAACAGACCTTGAGTGGGTTTCTCGCAGAATCAGGATTCCAGCCAGCGTCATCCGTGACGTGCTGAACGACATGTTCTCCAAGAATGAAGACGGCACTTGGTTCAGTCCACGTGCTGATGCTGAAATTTTGAAGTTCAACAAGTACTGTGAAGCGGGAAAACGTGGTGCGGCAAAGCGTTGGGGTATAGGGTTGGATAGCCCCCCTAATGCCCCCCTATTGCCCACGCAATGCGACCCTTATGCAAACCATAAACCAGAAACCATAAACCAGAAACCAAAGAAAGAGAAAGCGGCTGTCGCCTTGCCGCCCGAGGCGGTGTCTGAATCTGTTTGGTTGGATTTTGTTGCCCTACGTAAAGCCAAGAAAGCCGTGTTGACCAACACTGCGATCAACGGCATTCAGCGTGAAGCCAAGAAAGCGGGTATCAGCCTTGAGCAAGCCCTGCAAATGTGCTGTGAGCGCGGGTGGACTGGTTTCCGTGCCGACTGGGTTGCGGGTCAGGCTATCCGCGTTGCGAATCCTCGTGATGTAGCGAACCTCACTACACCTACTCCAGCAAATTATGACGCGGCACTCAAGAAAATTGAGGCCGACCGAAAAAACGCCGCTCCGATGCCCGAGCATATCCGCGAAAAAATGAATCAACTCAGAAAGTCTTAATCATGATGACCAAAGAAGAACAAACAGCGTTTTTAGACGCATACGGAGCGAATGTTGCAGACGCTTCACGCGAACAAGCGGAGGCATTTTTGACACGTTATGTTGCTGGTGAAGACATAGATTACGGTAGCGACTACACCAGCATCATGGATGCGCTTGGAATGTGGCACTGCGCAATCATGTTCGCTTTAACGAGGGACAAAAAATGAAACAGCCATCACTTGCCTACTGCGATTACATCGCTTATCTCATCCGTGAAAACCTCATGAATCTTGACAGTAATCATTTGCTTGACGAAGTTGGTCGTGTTCAATTTGACATCGGCATGGGTGACGAGTTCACTTCTACTGCAAAAACGATTGACGTTCTCGATATGCAGGGTAAGCAGTACCGCGTCACGGTGCAAGAACTGTGAAATGCCCATCTTGTGGAGCAAATACCAATGTCGATGAAACAAGAATCAAACCAAACGGGATTGTTGTTAGAACCCGAAGTTGCCCAAATTCACATACCTTTAAAACGGAAGAACAAATTGCCACACCAATCAAAACCAAAGAAGCAAAACGGAGCCTACGGAGTGAAGTCGAACGCAATCCTAATGGCCCTAGAACAGTATGGCGCACAGTCCCGAGCAGAACTTGAGGTGACTGCTGGAATCGACAAAAACTTGATTTCTGCCATCGTTTCTCGCCTTAACAAAAGGACTCCGCGGTCTGGAAAACAAATCCATGTGACTTCATATGTGTTTGATGCTGAAGGTGCTAGACGCTACCCGAGAGCCGTATACACAGTTGGTGATGGCGTTGATGTAAGAAAACCGAAAACCTCACCGTTGGAAAACCGTCGCCGTTACGAGGCCAAAAAGAAAGGAATGTATCGAATGAACAGCGTCTTCAACCTTGGAAAAACACGTGACCAAGTTCGTGCTGAACTGCGAGGTGTCGCATGATGGTTTACGTTTTGTGTCGAAAGTTTGTTGGACCACCTGCAAGGTTCAGCATCATCGCTGTTTTTGACGATGGCGACCGAGCGCATGAGGCTTGTGAGAAAAAGAAAGAAAACGATAGCGCCTATGCGTATCACTTTATTGTTGCAAAAAGACTGAAAGAAAACGATGACAATTATTAACGCTTTTCATCCAGATTATGTGAAGACTCATCATCCTGAGTTCTTGACTTCATTGCGAGCGCAGTCTCGTCAAACTGTTGCTGGTCAAACTCTTACGCAGTACGTTGATAGGCATCGCGAGCAAAAACCGATGCACGGCACATTGTCTGGCATCAGTAAAAAAGAAGTATCCATGAAGCCTTTGGAATTCATGTATTACAGCAGGGCAGGAGTATCGAATACGACAGCAAAAAAGAAAGGCAAAAAATGAACGACCAAGAACGAGAATTAGACTTGATAGTGGCAGAGCTGGAGCAAGAAAACCGCCTACTCCGCGCCCGTAATGATCGACTTACAAAGCAAGACTTATTTAATGATGATTTGATACGCCGACAAACAGAGCGCATTGTTGACATGGAAGATCAAATCAGAAACTTGACTGGGGAAGAATGATGAAAGAACTGACATTTGAGGAATTTTGTGCAATGCCAATGGAACTTGGTATGCACATATCTGGCGACAAAGAACACTACTTGCACCGCTACAACCGAGAGACAAACGTCAACAAGGTTGTCATTACAAAGAAAAAGAAAAGCGGTGGCTTTGGTGAGTCATCAACAATCTATTACATACCGAATGAAGTTGAGCAGTACACGACAGCAGATCAAATCTATGTGGCATACATGGAACAAGTTTGCGGGGTGAAGTCATGAGTAAAGAAGCAATGCGCCTCGCGCTGGAGGCGTTGGAAGGCGTTTACCAATATGGAAGCGACACACTGTCGGGGCCAGCAAAAGGTCAACCAGATGACCGTAAGTGGCAGCGTGATGGCGTTCTTGAGATGACGAATCGGGCTTACAAGGGAATCAAATCCCTAGAAGAAGCACTAAAGCAAGAGCAGGGTGAGCCTGTGGCGTTGGTTACGGGTGTGTATGGTGGCAGATTTACTTATGCGCCATTCAAAGAGTCTTTGATGCTGCCTATTGGCATGGCTTTGTATTCATCACCACAACAACGCAAGCCGCCAGAATGGTACGCGCAGTGGATTCGCAACAACTACCAAGACCATCCAAACATTGCCACACTTTGCGATGAAATGACAAAAGCCGCCCACGGCATTAAGGAGTAAGACATGAGTTATGACATGATTGACCGCTTCTTGCGGAACAACTTAGGTGATGACGACTATGCGGAGTATTCCGCTGCACTCGATTCACTTTGTGCGCCACCACAACAACACACATGGGTTGGGCTGACGGATGAGGAATTACAAAAAATTCTGCAAGAAGTTTCAGGTCAAGGCTGGAAACCGATGCTTGAAGCCATCGAAGCCAAACTCAAGGAGAAGAACACATGAACAACGAAACACAAAGAATCATGGAAGCATTGATACTGATCTACGGCAGTGACTTGCAGGCCGCAACAGTAACTGTGCTACTCAGGGATGGCGACACTGCTGTGCGTTTTATTACAACAACTTTGCCACAAAAGGAGACGGAGAAATGACACCGTTAATTAAAGAAATGGTTAAGTTGTTTTCGGTGGCTGACCTTGATCCAACGCAGATGCAATGGTTTGATGTAACTGGAGCAATCAAAGAATACATTGGCTATGACCAAAAAAAGTATTTACTGCATCCAGCGCCATATAAAAACATGATGCTTTGCGGTCGTACAGAGCAGGGCGACTTCATGCTGTCAGTCTTGGCAGAGCCAGCGGCAACCATTGTGACAGGTTGGATTATGAAACCAACGGGGTACAAAACCCTTGGGACTTTTTTGTTTGCTGAAGACAATGGACAGCCAAAGACGGGTGAGGTTGATAAACCAATTGACCCTCAAGACCAGTCGATGATGTGCGCGATTGTTGCTATGTTTTACGCTTCGTTGGACATGAAGGTTGAGGCTTACGTACCAACAGTGAAAGACACATTCACAAACAGACGCAAAATTAAAGAAGGCAAATTGCCATCTTATGACTGGCATACGGTAGTAATTGAACCATCAAAGCCAAAGCAAGAACACCAAGGCGGGACACACGCAAGCCCGAGAAGGCATCAAGCAAGAGGGCATTGGAGAACCTACAAATCAGGCAAGCGTGGTTGGGTTAAGGAGTGCTGGCGAGGCAATGCGAGTGCTGGTGCAGTGTTTAAAGATTATGAACTCAAGCAGGATACAAATTAAAGGAAAGCGATATATGAACACCGAAGAAATCATTGAGATGGCTAGACACGCAGACCGCGAATGGGACTGCGACAGAGATATGTTTGAATGGCTTGAGACTTTTGCAGAGCAAGTAGCAGCTAAAGAGCGTGAGGCGTGTGCAAAAGTGTGTGATGCAAGATATATGGGCGATAACAGCCGTGAAGATATGGAAGCCAAAAGATGTGCCAAAGCAATCCGAGCAAGGGGTAATGTATGACAGAACAAGATGTAAGTCCATTCAAAGCGCTTGATTTCATTCGAGACAATGCGCCAGCCTATGCGATTGCAAAAGCAAACGTCGTTTACATGACTGAGTATCGGAAAACAGTCAAAGCAATTCTGATGGCCTCGTCATCCGAGAAAACTGAGTCTGCAAAAGAAACCTACGCCTATGCTCACATGGATTACCGAGTGCATCTAAGGGCTTTGCAAAAGGCCGTAGAGGAGTCTGAAAGATTGCGATGGTTGATGGTTGCCGCCGAAGCAAAAATTGAGGTCTGGCGAAGCATTGAAAGCAGTGCCAGGGCCGAAGGCAGGTCAACAACATGATACGAGTGCCAATCACTACAAGCGAATTAGCCATTTGCACGTATGTTGGCAAGTACAGAAATCACATCTCAAGTCAGTACATCAAAGACAGGAGGCAAGACAAGTCCCAAGACGGGATTGATATTCTTGTCAATGGTGTGCTGACTGAGTATGCGGTTTCAAAATTCCTCAACCTTCACTTTGACTTGAACTGTGAATTCAGGAAATTCGGTGCTGACTTGATTTCTGCCAAAGGTGCAACGATAGATGTGAAATGCACTACAAAAATTGGAGGCAACCTTAACGCGGTTGTTTGGTCAGCGCAAAAGCCTTGTGACGTTTTTGTCTTAACCGAAATTCGACACTCTCACGTCTTGATCGTTGGATGGATTGATCGAGAATCTTTCCTTCGGAACGAAAACAAACGAGACGTAGGGAATGGAGATTTTTACTCTGTTCAACAATCAAAACTTACACCCTTCAAAGAACTTAATGACCAAAAAACACTATGACCAAGTGGCAAGACTCGGGTGCATTTTGTGCCACAAACTCGGACTCGGACAAACCCCTTGCGAAATCCATCACATCAGACGTTTTGGAGGCAAACGAGACAACGCTCCAGTCATCGGACTATGCCCAGAACATCATCGCGGCAACACGGGTGTTCATGGGCTTGGAGCAAAAGGTTTTGAAAAACGATATGGCTTTGGTCAAGACCATTTGCTCGAACTGACAACGCTTTTACTTACGCAAAGGGACGAGTGCCAGACTTATCAATGATGAGTTTTGACTTCTTTGGCACATCGCCTTCGTTGGTAACAATCGAAACGTGTGTCCAACTATCAAACTCACGAATGACTTGCTGATATGGCAGGTCGCTCGCAATGATTGCTTTGGTTACTTGATCTGGAGTCATGTTTGGCACACGAATATCAGCGGCACAACCTCTGCGGTGATCGCTGGTATCTTTTGAACCAACCGATGTATTCACATCATGCGAACGAAAAGCACTGTTCACCATGATTGGTTTGTTGCCAAGCAATATTTTCACCTGTTCCAAGAATGCCGCCAAACGAGGCAGATTCTCATAAGCGTTCACCAGTACATCTTTTCCATCAATAATGCACTTCTCCTGCGTTGTTGGAGTGTTGTCAAACTCACGATGGTCGGTATGAGTTAACTCTGCAAGAGAAAAGTGTTCGGTCAGTTGTGTCATTTCATTCGCCTTTTTTGCCCATTATTTTTTCAACAGTGCGACCGCCAAAATAAGCCGTCATCACCAACATGCCCCATTGCCCTAATAGGTTCACGTATGACTCACTGATTTTGTAACCTGCGCCGTCAAGCAGAGCAAAAGTTACATACGCAGTCAAGATGTAAACCAATGTCATTGGACGAATGTTTTTTGACAACCAAGAGTCAGAACCCATATCTGACTTCCAACGCTCGGTCACGTTAACCTGCTCCACCTCAAAAGACTTGGCATCAATCTCATGCAGTTTCAGCATCAACTCTGGATTATCTCTCAGCGCCTTGGTTACATCGCTCACCGATGGGGTGACTCCAAGTTTGTCAGCGATGGCTTTTACCGCCATGCCGCCCATTGGTCCAACGATTGCGGTTGCCAAAGCAGGAGCCGCGCTTTTCAATATGCTTAGAAGTTCGTCCATGTCATACTCCAAATTGTGCGATGCCAAACATCACGATACCGATACTGCCGAAACCAACCGACACCCAAAACAACGGCATAAACACAGCAAGTATTGCCGCCGTAGATAACACA